TTTTTTTTCTTAACGCTTTAACTATTTTTTCATCAACAGTATCTTCAGCATTTATGTCTACGTATGTTACAGGTTTTTTTTGTCCCATACGGTGCGCTCTGTCTTCTGACTGTAAACGTTTTTCTAGGTCATATCCATTAGAATAGTAAATAACGGTGTTTGCAGCCGTTAAAGTTATCCCATAGCCGCCCGTAGAAGGCGTTCCAATAAAAAACCGACACTTAGGGTCGTCTTGAAAACGCTTAATATTAGGTTGTCTTTCTTCTTTTGGTGTTAATCCATAATAATCAACAAAAGATTTTGGACCATATTCATCATTAATAGCTTCTATAATTTTATTAATATCATATTGATAGTGGGCCCATATAATAGCTTTACCTTCTACATCTTCAAGCACAGTCATTAATTCATTTATTCTATTATTTTGTATTGCTTGGGTTACACCATTATCATCAGTAAAATGACCACAAGTTATTTGTTGTAAACGCATTAATTGAGTTAATGAATTTTTTGTACTAGATACTTTACCTTGTAGTATTGCTAGTGCTTGTTCTTTCATTTGAGCATACAATTTAAATTGATCTGGTGTTAATTGTATTTGACGTTTAATAAATATTTTATCTGGTAAATCTAGACAATCTTCCTTTAACACACGATAAGAAAAAGTTTTAATTGTGTCTGATAATTCACTAAGATTTTTAAATTTATCTACAACTTGTATAGATCTTCCATGTGCATGCATGGTTTTCATTTCTGCATATCTGTTTCTAAATGCATAGTAAGAACTAAAATCTAAAAGATATGGGTCAAGAAATTCACATTGACTATATAAATCTAACGGATTTTTAGTAACAGGAGAACCTGTCATAATACGTCTGTATTTAGCTTCTTTAGATAAAGCCACAATATTTTTAGTACGTTTAGCACTAGGGTTTTTTATTGTGGTAGACTCATCAATAGCCATCATTGCGTTATGTGATCTTAAAAATTTATTTGCAAATAATCTACCTTTGTCTGTACTAAAAGCTTCAACATTCATAATTAAAATATGTAAAGCTGTTTCTACTTTAAACAACGTTTCTAATTTTTCTTGTTGTTTTTTATTTATATTTGGCTGCCATAATACAGTCACATTTTCTATATGATTTGGTAAATGTGTTGGTAACTCATTACTATACCAAGTTCCTACAACACCTTTTGGTGCAATAATTAAAGCACCATCTATTTTACCTTTGTCATAAAGCATAGACATATTGTCTATTAATACTTTTGTTTTACCCGTACCCATTTCCATAAAATAAGCGTACGTTTCTTTGTTCCACGATTTTTCCAATGCAGTTATTTGATGTGCATATGGTTTTGTTTTAAATTTATAGTTCATAGTTTTCTTCTTTCTACTTGACAAGATAACAACTCATAACTATATTGTCAAGCATGAAAGAAAATAAAGTTTATGTAATCCAAGAAGTTGCTGGAACTCAATCAGGCTCTCCTAAAATAAATATTATGGGTGCTGCTAAATACGGTAAATTTGAATTTTTATTACCAGAGTTTTCGCAAATAATATTTTCTCCTGGTCCTTTAATTTTTAAATTAAGAAAAGCATTAAAAAATTTTACGACAGAAGATTATTTATTATTAACTGGTGATCCTGCTATTATAGGTGTTGCATGTTCGATAGTTTCTGACATGACAAATGGTAAATACAATTTACTAAAATGGGATAAACAAGAAAGATCTTATTATCCTATTGAAATTAACTTATATGAGAAAGGAGAAATTGATGAAAATTGATTTTGAAAAAGACCAAGAAAATGTTTTACAAAAAACAAACAACATACAATCACTTGCAGATCAAGTTGAAAAGTTAGAGGCTTTACAAAAAAGACTTGAGTTACAAGAAGATAATATAAAAAATACTAAAAAAGAATTAGACTATTTATCTGGAGAAGTAATTCCAACTATGATGTCTGAGATGGGTTTGTCTCATCTTAAACTTATGGATGGATCTTCAGTAGATGTAAAACCAAATTATAGCGCTAGTATCTCTGTTGCAAACAGAGAAGCAGCGTTTGCATGGCTTCGTAACAATGGACTAGGAGATATAATCAAAAATGAGATATCCGTATCTTTTGGTCGTAACGAGGATAACAAGGCGGCTGATTATGCCAACCTTGCAGAGAGTCAAGGTTATCAACCTCAACAAAAATTGAAAGTTGAACCTATGACTCTCAAAGCGTTAGTCCGTGAGCGTTTAGAGGCAGGAAAAGAAATGCCAACGGAAATTTTCAACGTATTTGTTGGAAATAAGACAACAATAAAAAGGAAACAATAAACATGAACCAAGTAGCAGAAAAAAAGAATAGTGCACTAGCAACATTTGATATGGAAGCTGATGCACAACAAGGCGCTCAAAATATATCGCAGGAAGATCTTGCGTTACCGTTCTTAAAAATTTTGGGTCAACTATCTCCAGAAGTAAACAAAAGAGATGGTAAGTATGTCGAAGGCGCAGAGCCAGGCAAAATAATCAACACAGTTACAAACGAATTGTTTGATAAAATTAGTGTTGTACCTTGTCACTACAAAAGACAATACATTGAATGGCAAGACAGAGGTACCAGCAGTGGTGCACCTGTTGCAATTCATAACGCTGACAGTGATATAGTTAGTCAAACCACAAGAGGTAAAGACTACAAAGATAGATTACCAAATGGTAATTATTTAGATAACACTGCAAGTCATTTTGTATTGACTCTTGGTGATACTCCATCAACAGCTTTAATTTCTATGAAATCTACTCAACTTAAAGTTAGTAGAAAATGGAATTCATTGATGATGGGTATTAAACTAGAAGGTAAAAATGGTTTGTTTACACCGCCAACTTACAGCCACATTTATAATCTATCAACCGTTCAAATGTCTAATGACAAAGGAACATGGTTTGGATGGGAAGTTGAAAAGATGGGTCCTGTTACAGATAAAGGAATCTATGACATGGCTAAATCTTTTGCAATGAGTGTTGGTAAAGGTGAAGTGGAAGCTAAACACGGATCAGAAGATACTAAAGACTCAACACCATACTAATCGAATCCTAGGAGTGGGCGTGAAAGCGAGAGTGGAAGCGCCCATTAAAAATTATGTTTGAAAAAATATTTAAAGGATTAGAACGTGCTCATGGTTGCACTAAAGTAAGTGCACCTGCTGAGAATGGTGTCAAATTAAAAGGTCAATCATTTGTGGTACGTCAACCAGTGACCACGGAACTGTGGACTATGCATTTAAATGGTACACAGAGTCTTGGTATTATACCAATAAACGAAGACAATCAATGTGTATGGGGATGTGTAGACATAGATTCATACGCAGGGTTTGATCACAAAAAATTAATAGATAAGATAAAACAATTTAAATTGCCTTTGGCTGTATGTAGGTCAAAGAGTGGAGGGGCACACGTCTTTCTGTTTACAGATCAACCCGTATCTGCAGAAAGAATGAGAGACAAACTAACGGAAATAAAAACATTATTAGGATACGGCGGATCAGAAGTTTTTCCAAAACAAATACAATTAAAATCAGCAGACGATACAGGTAACTTTTTAAACTTACCATACTTTGGTGGTGATGACACAACACGTTATGCATTTAAAGAAGATGGTGCAGCTGCAACATTAGAAGAATTTTACACAATATACAGTAATATAAAACAAACAGACATTACAAAAATAAAAATAGAAAGACCACAATCAGAATATTCTGATGCACCACCATGCATAGAACTTATGGCTATGAATAAAATACCAGAAGGTGGTCGTAATAATTCTATGTTTCATTTTGGTGTGTATGCTAAAAAAAAGTGGCCAGCAGAATGGAAAAGTAAAATGACTTTGTTTAATGCAACAGCATCAACAATACCATTAAGTGAATCTGAAGTAGAAATAATTAAACGTCAACATGATAAGAAAGAATGGGGTTATAAATGTAATGATACACCCATGTGTAACTTGTGTGATAAAAAATTATGTAGAGAAAGAAAATTTGGTATTGGTGAAGAGATAGTGTTTCCTGCACTAACTGACTTACAAAAAATTAAATTAGAAAAACCATATTATTATCTTAACGTAGATGGTGAACGATTACATCTTGAGAATGTAAAGTTTTTAAAACAACAAAGTCTATTTCAGGAAGCATGTATGGAACAATTAGATTTTAAACCACCGACAGTAAAACCAAAAGACTGGGACATGATAATAAACCCACTGATGAAGAACCACGAACCAATAGATCCACCAGAAGGTGTGACTACACAGGATCAATTACAAAATCATTTAGAAGAGTATTGTCTAAACAGACAAGTATCAACAGATAAAAGCGATCTTAAAAAAGGTGGTGTGTGGACTAACGAAGGTTATCACCATTTTGTTTTTGACAGATTCTACAATCAATTTTTAATTAGAAAACGTTGGGATGTACCATATTCACGTACAGCACAAATGTTAAAAGAAACATGTAATTGTGATGACAAACGTATTGGTAAAGAAAGAATCTCTGTTTTTGTAGTACAACAATTTGACAAAAAACAAGACGATTACAATCAAAAAGAATTAAAACCAAAGGATATATTTTGAGAACAATTGTATTAGGACCACCAGGTACAGGTAAGACTACAACTTTATTAAATAAAGTTGATGACTATCTTAAACAAACTGATCCTGATAAGATAGGTTACTTTGCATTTACACAAAAAGCTGCACACGAAGCAAGAGATAGAGCAATTAAAAAATTTAATTTAACAGAAGATGACCTACCATACTTTAGAACACTACACTCACTAGCATTTAAAAAGTTAGGATTAAAAAAAGACCAAGTAATGCAACCAAGACATTACAAAGATTTAGGTAAAAAGTTAGGTTTTCCTGTAACGTATGCAGATTATCAAGAAGACCAGGGGGGTATTTTTACATCAGACAGTGAGTATTTACGTATTATACAGTTAGCACAGTTACGAAACATTACACCAGAACAACAGTTTGATTTACAAGAACACACACAAGATTTAGAAAGAGATCAACTTAAAATTATACACAACGAATTAGCAAGATATAAAAAAGAATATAACTTAATAGATTTTAATGACATG